TGCTTTCATATAAGAATGATGATATTGATAACGAAGCATTGCAAGCAGTAGGTCTTGGCGGTAAAGAAAACGAGATACGATGCACGAAGGGTTTTGTTACTGACCTTGCTTCAGTTCCTCGTGTAATTTGGTGGCTAATTGCTCCCTGGGATATTGCTCGCGCCGCAATCATACACGATCTTCTTTACAAAACAATTCGTCAATATCGTGTCAAGGCGAATAAAAGTCTTGGTGGAGAAAATTATGAATTAATTACTGCTGCAAAGAAAGCATCTGATAACGTTTTTCTTATGGCTATGAAAGATGCAGAACCATCCGTCCCTAAATGGAAAATATATGCAGCCTATTATGCTGTTGTATTATTTGGTCGTTGGTCTATTATTCCAAGAGAAGAAGATTTAAATGTCTAATAATAGATTAATAGAAAAAAATAAGGATATAAAATAATGGCTGTTGAAAAAGTTTGTGCTAATTGCAATCATCCTTGTCACTGCGATTCGACACATCGAATAGAACATATGCCGGATAGTCCTGCTTGTGATGTTGATATTCGAGATGAGATGTTCCCTTCGGATGATCCTGCTCGACTCGATGAACCACTATTGTGCATATGCATTGCGTGTAGATGTGACTGATGGTGGTAGAAATAAAAGACAAAATATGCCCCGACTGTTCTCATGCATGTCACTGTGATATAATAGTTTGTTACAAACCAATTGGTGTTGGTATGTCAGATAAATGGCAACCATGTGCTTGTCCAATTTGCAATTGTTCTAAAAAAGAAAAGTAAATAACCATGGCAGAAGAAATAAAAACAGAAGTTGAACTTCTGAAAAGAGACATGGAACTACTCAGTCATCTAGCTGAAAAGTTTGATATTGCAATTGATAAATTAGCTGACGTTAGCACGTCTGTTGACAAAATGCTTGCGATTCATGATAACCGTCTACAATACCAAGAACATCAATCAGAGCTTATACATCAAAGAATATCAGATATGAAGAAAGAGATGATTGATGAGTTTAAAGATTTAAGAAAAGAAAATTCACAACAACATAAAGCAGTGGAAGAACGCTTGGCTCGCTTAGAAAAGTGGCGTTGGATTGTAGTTGGTGCTTCAGCAGCCTTCGGTTTTGTTGTAGCTCAAATGGAAGCAGTTTCAAATATATTTAACTAAATCTATTGACTTCTTTGTCAAACACGCTATAATAGGTCTTGTACCGCATTAATGATATAAAGAGTTAATAATGATAACAATTACAGATAAAGCAAAAACTTACTTAGAAAGTATTAAATTAGATACTTACATAACACTATCAGTTAAAGGTGGTGGTTGTAGTGGATTTCAATACGTTTGGGGTATGATGAAAGACTTGCCACAATACAAATGGTCAGATCCTATTGAAGACGTATTAGTTCTTGATCCTATTGCTGAGATGTATGTGATTGGAAGTGAAGTTGATTATATAACTGAACTTGGTGGTAGCTTTCTCACAGTTCGAAATCCAGTATCTACAAGTAGTTGTGGGTGTGGTGAAAGTTTTGGTATATAAAGGTTGACTATTCGATAGAAGCGAGTTATAATACATTATATAATGAAAGTGATATTATGAATACATTATGGATTGACATCAAATATGCTAACTTATTATCCGCACAATTAGAACTGTTTAAGGTAAAGAAATCTAATCCTTACCTAGCTAACTGTCGTTGTCCTATCTGTGGCGATAGTTCTAAAAATAAAACTAAGACGCGTGGTTATTTGCTACAGCATAAGACATCTTTGTTCTATAAATGTCATAACTGTGGCATGTCAATGGGTTTCTCTAAATTCCTTCAGACGACAAATGGTAATCTACACTCTCAATATAAGGTAGAAAAGTATAAAGAGAGTGATGATGATAAACCCATTAAAGAACCAGACATAACAAGGTTTGCTCCACCTAAATTTATATCTAATACTATTCTTAAAAAACTAAAAAAGATTAGTCAACTTTCGCATGACCACTCTGCTAAGTTATATGTGGAACAACGTAAGGTTCCTGCTAATCAACATTATAAACTTTTTTATTGTAAAAAATTTAATGCGTTTGTAAACGAGCATCTTTCTCCTGGAATGTTTGACGAAGCTGCATTAAAGAATGATGAACCAAGATTAATTATACCTTTCATATCTAAGGGTGGTAATCTTATTGCTATTCAAGGTAGGTCGTTTAAGAAAATAGTAGTCTAAGATATATTACGATTAAACTTGACAGTAATGCTCCATTAGTATATAATATGAATAATATCGATCAAACAAAACCAGTGTATTGTGTTGAAGGTCCAATCGATAGTATGTTTGTTCCTAATAGTATTGCGGTTGCTGGTGCTGATTTGAAACGTGTAGAAGAAGTATTAACATCAGAAGACGTTACATATATATTTGATAATCAACCACGCAATAAAGAAATTATTCGGATTATGGGAAGAGCTTGTGATGATGGTCAGAAAGTAGTTGTTTGGCCAGATAATATAATTGAAAAAGATATAAATGATATGATAATGAGTGGTATTTCTACAGCCCAAATACTGGATATTATAAATTATAATACTCACTCTAAATTAGTACTCAAAGTTAAACTCAATGCATGGAGCAAGTGTTAATGAAAGTTCGTTTGATATCTCATAGCCAAACTCCGGAAACAATTGGTTTTGAAGGAATGAATAATGTTCAGGATCTCATTGCATATTGTGCCCGTGTCTCCAATCCATCAAACCAAATTAACTCTGAAACGTCTGAGCGTCTTATACAATATCTAGTTAAACACCAACATTGGTCACCACTGGAAATGGTTAACGCTTGTTTAGAGATTGAAACAACGAGGGATATTGCTCATCAGATTGTACGCCATCGTAGCTTTGCATTTCAAGAATTTAGTCAGCGCTATGCTAATCCTGAAGAGCAGGGAGATATGTTTGAGTATAGTGAAGCACGGTTACAAGACACAAAGAATCGTCAAAACTCAATAGAAACATCTGATGTTGGATTACAAGCATGGTGGGATGCTCAACAAAAGTTTGTTGCTGAGATTAGTAAGAAAATTTATGATGAAGCACTAGAAAAGGGTATTGCAAAAGAACAAGCAAGAAAAGTATTACCAGAAGGTCTTACGAAAACAAAACTTTATATGAACGGAACTCTAAGAAGCTGGGTACACTATATAGAACTACGCAGCGCAAATGGCACACAAAAAGAACACATGGAAATTGCAATTGCTTGTGCTAAAGTAATTGCAGATATTTTTCCACTTATCGAACAAATCGGGGAATAATAAATGTCGAACCATCTACCTACACAGTACCAGCAATTTATTCACTTATCAAGATATTCTCGTTGGCTTCCAGAAAAAGAACGAAGAGAAACATGGGGAGAAACTGTAAATAGATATTTTGATTTTTTTACAGAGCATCTTAATGACACACATAAGTTTAAGCTATCAGATAGTATCAGAAATGAATTAGAAGAATCAGTTCTTTCATTAAAAGTGATGCCGTCGATGCGTTGTTTAATGACTGCTGGCGAAGCATTAAAGCGAGAAAATATTGCAGGGTATAACTGTTCATATGTTGCAGTAGATCGTCCGCAAGCGTTTGATGAAATTCTCTATATTCTTATGAACGGTACTGGTGTTGGATTTAGTGTCGAGCGTCAATATGTTGCTGAACTTCCTCGTGTCGCTGATGAATTTTATGATACCGATACAAAGATTGTTGTTTCTGATAGCCGCGTTGGTTGGGCGAAAGGATTCAAAGAACTTATTGGTATGCTGTATGTTGGTCAAATACCAAAGTGGGATTTGTCAAAACTTCGACCTGCTGGTGCACCTCTTAAAACATTTGGTGGTCGTTCAAGTGGTCCCGATCCTCTTGATAGTCTCTTTAAATTCTGCATTGACAAATTCCGTGGTGCAGCAAATCGTAAACTCACGTCTCTTGAATGTCACGATATTGTTTGTAAGATTGCTGAAGTCGTAGTAGTTGGTGGTGTTCGTCGTTCTGCTTTGATTAGTTTATCAAACTTGTCAGATGACCGTATGCGTCATGCTAAATCTGGTCAATGGTGGATTGATGAGGGTCATCGTGCGCTTGCAAATAACTCTGCTTGTTATACAGAGAAGCCAGATATTGGTATATTTATGGACGAGTGGAAATCTTTATATGACTCCAAGTCTGGTGAGCGTGGTATTTTCAATCGTGAAAGTGCTAATATGATGGCAGAAAAGAATGGTCGTCGTAATATTGAAGGGCATGAATTTGGCACAAACCCATGTTCAGAAATTATTCTTCGTAGCCGCGAATTTTGTAATCTATCAGAAGTTGTTGTTCGAGTTAACGACACTAAAGAAACGCTACTTGAAAAGGTTAGACTTGCTGCTATCCTCGGCACAATTCAATCAACTCTTGTAAACTTTAAGTATGTATCTAAAGCATGGAAAAAGAACTGTGAAGAAGAGCGGTTACTCGGAGTCTCTCTTACTGGTATTATGGATAACGAACTTACAAACGGTAAGAAAGGTGATCTTAAAGAACTCCTTGAAGAACTTAAAGCAGAAGCGGTTAAAGTCAATAAAGAATTTGCTGCTAAGATTGGTGTGAATCAAAGTGTTGCAGTGACATGTGTTAAACCTTCTGGTACAGTTAGTCAACTTGTCGATGCTGCATCTGGTATTCATGCTCGTCATAACCCATTTTATGTTCGTACTGTTCGTGGTGATAAGAAAGATCCACTTACAAAAATGATGGCTGATTCTAACTTCCCCATTGAAGATGATGTAATGAATCCTGGGCACACAGCGGTATTTTCTTTCCCAATGAAAATAGATAAGAGTGCTGTTTTTCGCACAGATATGGATGCTATTGAGCAACTTGAGATGTGGCTTCTTTATCAAAAACATTGGTGTGAGCATAAGCCATCTGTTACGATTACTGTCAAAGAACATGAGTGGATGCAAGTTGGTGCGTGGGTGTACGATAATTTTGATTACATGAGTGGTATTAGTTTTCTTCCATTCTCTGAGCATTCGTATAAGCAAGCTCCTTATCAAGATTGTACTGAAGAAGAATACAATGATTTATTAAGTAAAATGCCTAAAAATGTTGATTGGTTAAAATTAGCAGATTATGAAAAGAGTGATATGACAATTGGTTCACAAGAACTAGCATGTGCTGCTGGATTCTGTGAGATTACATAATGTTAGTTGTGTATACGATGGACTCATGTATTTACTGCGACAAGGCAAAGTTATATCTTAAATCATGTGATATTTCTTTTGAAGAAAAGAATATTAGCACAGATAAACAAGCCAAAGATTTTTTACTTGAGGAAGGGCATAAGACTATTCCACAGATATATTATAATAATAAATTACTAGTGGAAGGTGGAGCTAACGGTTTACTATCGTTGTCAAAAGAAAAAATAATAACAAGGATGGAAAATCTAAATGGCTAAAATAAAAAAACCACTGTGGTGTATAGAATGCGGTGCTGAATATATAGTCATACATGAAAAAAAACATATTATTGAATATTGTCCAATGTGTGGAGCTGATATTGAAGAACCAGAGGAAGACGATGAAGAATTTGAAAAAAACTTTTTATCAGATGATGATGAATAATGTGGTATTATAACGACAAACCATTTACAAGCGATATGATTGGGGATTATCTTGGTTTTGTTTATGAAATAACTGATACTCGTAATGGCATGATCTACATTGGCAAAAAGGGATTGATGTCGAAGCGAAGACTTCCTCCTCTCAAGGGAGCAAAGCGAAAAAGAATTAAGATTGTTGAAACTGACTGGGCTAAGTATTATGGATCTAACGAAACAGTAAAACAGTTAGTGGAAGAACTTGGCCCAGAAATATTTCATAGAAAAATTATCAGACTGTGTAAATCAAAAGGGGAACTGAATTATTATGAAGCACAACGTCAATTTGAAACAGATTGCCTTTTGAAACCTGATGAGTACTACAACGCATTTATCGGAGTAAAAATAAATCGCAGTCATGTATTAACGAAAAAACTATTGACTAAGAGTAGCAAATGAACTATACTAAGTTTAATTATAGAGAACCGCCTCATGAAAATGAATCCTGGGATCAGTTCCTTGTTCGTAAATTAGGTGAAGAGAGAGAATATAATGAAAAACGGAAAAGTTTGGGGAACGACTGAACCTCTTGTTGTAACACCAATGATTGAAGTTCATCGAATTAAAGTTGAACCAAAGATGAGGTGTTCTATCCATAAGCACGAACACAAATGGAATATGTTTTATTGTGTAAATGGTATTATGGAAATCCACGTTCGTAAAAATTCATATGATCTTGTAGATGTAACAACATTAAATCCTGGCGAATACACATCAGTTCAACCTGGCGAGTATCATTGGTTTGAAACAAAATTCAATAATGCAGAGGTTCTTGAAATTTATTATCTTGAACCTATCACTGATGACATCATTCGTGAAACAGTTGGTAGCCATGTCTGATGTTTCTGTTGTATGTGTGAAGTGGGGAACTCTATATTCAGACGATTATGTTCGCATACTCAAAGCAATGGTCGAGCGTAATACAACACAAGAACATGATTTTGTTTGCTTTTCAGATACAGAGATTGATGGCATAGAAACTAAAATGCTACCAACTGGACTAACTGGTTGGTGGAACAAACTTGTGTTATTTGATAACAGGTATAAATTAAATGAGCGAGTTGTCTACTTCGATCTTGATACTGCTATTACTGGTAATATTGATTGGCTTTTCGATTACCGTGGTGAGATTATGGGGATCGAAAATTTGGGTACTGCTAACCACAAATATGAAAACGTGGATCAATACCGTAATGTATTTCAATCTGGCGTCCTTGCTTGGGATTATAAAGCGGGGCATGACATATGGAATTGGTTTGATATCAATAAAGAAGAAGCATTAAAGAGATTTCGTGGAGATGGTGAAATGCTTCATGGTCTATTAGATAAACCCGACCTCCTTCAACAACTATATCCCAATCAATTGCGATCTTATAAGTATGAATGTTATGATGAAGGATTAATTGAAGGTACATCTATTGTTTGTTTTCACGGCGAACCAAACCCACACCAAGCTATATCAGAAACTGTACACCCATGGGGAACGACGTTTGAACCTCGTGAGTGGGTTTCCGATCACTGGAGAATATAATGAAGAACATTGCAATTTTGACACCAACTCGAGCACGTCCAGGGCGTCTTGATACATTTTTAGAATCTGTGTATAATACAGCAGAGTACCCAGAACGAGTTTTTTGTTATAATTATATTGATGATGATGATCCTCGTAAAAAAGCATATGAAAATTACTCAGCAAAACAGCATGATAATTCTACAAACTTATTAGGCGAATCACAATCTGTTTCAATTTCATGGAATGTATGTGCTGATTTTGCCGCAAATCATTTAGAGCGACCTGCCGATATTCTTATTATGGGAAACGATGATCTTATATATCGTACTCGAGGTTGGGATACAATTGTTGAAGAAGAAGCAAATAAGTTTCCCGATGACATCTACTGTATGTGGATGGAAGATTTAATTAATGGAGAAAAACATTGCGCGTTCCCAATCGTATCAAAGAAGTGGTATACGACTCTTGGATATTTTACTCCTGGCGTGTTCAACTTTGGATACAACGACACGTGGGTTTTCGACGTGGCAAAAAGAGTTGGTCGAACTCACTTTATACCAAACGCTATAAATGAACATATGCACTTTACGACTGGTAAGTCTGGAATGGACGATACTTATAATAGGAATCGTACAGAGGAGCGTGGTAATTTATATGAAAAAGATAAAGTAATATTTGAAGACACTAAAAATAGACGACAAGCCGATGCTGGTACATTAATGAATCTAATTGAAGTTTATAAATGAAATACCGCGTCACAACAATGTTTAAACGAGGAATACTTGATAACGCTGGTAAAGCAACAACACGAGCATTGACAAACATGGGGTTCGATACCATCATGGATGTTAAGATTGGAAAAACCTTTGAACTAGAATGCGATCCTAGTAACATTGAGAAGATTGCACACTCACTGAGAAACCAGGTTATGGAAAACTATATTATAGAAGAGATATAAAATGAATTGGGCAATATACCGTATACACTATGGGTTAGATTATCTTAAACAGTCGATTGATTCTGTTATTGATACAGTAGATAAAGTTTTTGTAATCTATTCATTGGATCCATGGGTTGTCAAAGATACTGTAAACTATCTTGGTAAAACAATTCCTATGCCAAAATTACCTGAAGATGTTCCTGGATTTATGCAAAAGCATTACAGTGACAATAATAAAGTGGTGTGGTTTCGAGAAGAAGTTTCAACTCCAAAAAATCAATTTCGTAAATATTATAATATCTGCGCAATAAGAGAGAACAGAATTCCTACAAAGGTTTTGTTTATGGAACCTGATATGGTATTTTTTAAGTCTACTGTTCAAAAGTTATTTGACCAACTTACATTTAGTGATAAGCCATGTCTTGGTATGTACCAAGTTGAGCTTTGGAAAGACTATAACTGGCAAGTACCACAGCGGCAAAGAATTGGACCTGTTGCTTGGCAGATAAAAAGAATGCCCAACTTCTCTACTCACTTTGGTCCTACATCACCAAACATAGAATATATCGCAAAGGATATTAAAAGTTATAATTTCGGTTTCTGTTTTAATGCAGCAACTATGTTATATAAACATTTAACTGCAATTAACTTTTCTGCTGAGATTGGTGATTCAATTCCTTCGCAAGAATGGTTTCGTGACAAGTGGTTAAATTGGACACCAAAAACTAAAGACATTGAAATATCAGAGAAATGGAAACATCTGATTCCAAAAGCAGTACCATACAATATGCCTGATTTAATGAAAAAACAAATGGAATTATCATGATAACACTATCTTTATATAATGGTCACAATGCCGCTGTCTGTATTATGAGAGATGGCAAGATTCTTTTGAATTGGGAACTTGAGCGCTTTAGTCGCATCAAATATGACTATGGATTTAACCAAGCGTTTTTAGATAAGAGTCTTGAGCATTGTAGTTTATCAATGGATGATATTGATGTTATCATTACCAATAATCAATCATATGGTCGTAAGCCACCATGGGATGTTCCATCAACAAAAGATACGGAATTTGTTGACTTTACAATAAATTCAAAACCCGCATACGCTATCAACCATCATCTTTGCCATGTAGCATCATCCTACTACACATCCCCCTTCAACTCTGCAACAATCATCACTCAAGATGGTGGTGGTGATAATGAAAACTTTTCTTGGGCTAGGGGTCAAGGAAATAAGATCACACAATTTGGCGCAGAAAAAGTAAAAAATATTGCTGGCTGGTGGTCTGGTATTACAATGAATAACTATCGTATGCCTCGTATGCATGCATGGGATCCTGGTTCTGGTGCTGGTAAAATTATGGCTCTGGCTGCATATGGCGAATCAAATGGTGAACTTGAATCTCAATTAGAACATGATCTTTTGTCAGGACCTAGAAGTCACTACACAGACCGTCATGGTGTAGCTTACAATGATAATGAAGACTTATCAGCAACTGCTTATATGAAACCCAAAAACGTAGCCGCTGCATTACAATCTATTACTGAAAGAGAAATTGGTAATATTTACGAAAGAAT